TTTTGATGGAAGGAGAAACTCAAAATGTTGACTTTTCCAAAGAAGATTGATATAATATATATAGAAAATCAAACAAGGGTATAAAACCTTTGAGGAAAAGAATAAGTCGAAAATTTGACTTTTAATTCCGATTGTGTTATAATTATTAAGGTAAATAAATAGCAATATGTGGAAAACCCACCTGCTATTTTATTTAATACATTTTAAATTTTAAATTTTTTAAAGGAGTGATTTACAATGGCAACAAAGATGACTGAAGGTTCAAGAAAGGTATTTGAGTATCTCAAGGCAGCAGGCGCAGGTGTCGCTTTCACAACTAAGTAGGTATAGGAAGCTCTCGGATTCGAGAAGGCTGGTTCTGTAACTGGTTCTGTTACTGGTCTTTGCAAGAAGGGCTACGCAGAGAGATTTACAGAGACTGTTGAGGATGAGAACGGCAAGAAGACTGAGGTTAAGAAGTTCGCTCTTACTGAAGCTGGCGCTAACTTCGACCCAGATGCTGAATAATTGAAGTCAGACGAATTTAAAAGGGCGATATAACTATCGCCCTAAATTTTACTAAGAAAAAATATCCCAGACGGAGGAAATGTAAATGTTAAATATCGAAAAAACTCAGAGTGATAATTCAGTATATATGAGCGGCGTTCTTAATGAACTTGACATAACCACAGGCCAGTCTAAGGACGGCAAAGAGTGGATTCGTGGTACAGCAGTAATTAAGTGCGATTAGGAGATTAACGGAGTTCCCGTTGAGTGCCTTGGCACAGTAAAGATGTTCTCTATGAGATTGAAGAAGGACGGAGACCTTAATAAGGTTTACGACAGAATCCTTGGCTATAAGGAGAAGTTCACCTCAGAGGCAGCTGCTGATGAAGACCACCCAGCTTCTAAGGTCACAGTAACTGGTCAGCTTGAAGAGAATATCTGGGTTGATAGCTCTACTGGTAAGGAGCGTTCTACTTTCCAGATTAGTTCTAACTTCTTGAATGACAAGAGAGAAGGCGACGAAGATGGTATTAAGTTCCAGCTTTCAGGTGTCGTACTTAATGACCCTACAAATGCTGATGAAATCGACAAGAACGATGAGCCTACAGGCAGAATCCGTATCAAGTTCGGCGTAATCGGTTACGGCGGCAAGATTAACGTTCTTGACCTTTATGCTTCTGATGGTGCAAAGAGCCACATTCAGGACAGCTGGAATAAGGAAGACACAGTTAAGGTAACTGGTCGTGTTAATGTAACAAAGAAAATTGAGCAGATAGAGGAAAAGCAGGGCTTTGGTGAGTCTATCATCAAGACTCGTACTATTTCTACTAAGGAGCTTATCATAACTGGTGGTTCTGCTTCTGGTCTTGAGGAAGAGCTTTCATATGACAGCGATTCCATTAAGAAGGCATTAGGAGACCGTAGAGCTAAGATAGACGAATTAATTGAAAATAGTAAGAACTCTACATCAAAGGCAGCTCCAAAGAATAAGAGTACTGATTTCGGATTTTAATTAATCCGAAATCTAACTTTATATCAAAGGAGTGATTTAAATGCCTATAGATTTACTTAATCTACAACCTCAAGTAATTTCAAAAAATTTAAGAGGTAAATACATAATGCTTTATGGCTTGCCTGGCGTTGGTAAAACAAGCCTCGCGGCACAGTTCGAGAAAGTTCTTATCGCAGGTTTTGAAATGGGTACTAATGCACTTAATAATGTATATGTTGCCCCTATAAAGACTTGGGATGACTGGAAGAAAATGGTAAAGGATTTATGTAGAAAAGATGAACTTAAGGAGAAATTCCATGCTATCGCTGTTGATACAGTTGATGAAGCTTGGAACCTTTGTACAAAATACGTATGTGGACAGGCAGGTGTTGATAACCTTAGCGATGTTGGCTTCGGTAAACTTTATGCAGAAGCTTCTAAGGAGTTCGCACAGCCATTCAGAGATTTAGCTTATAACGGCTATGGTTTAATCTTTACAAGCCACTCCGCAGAGAAGGAGTTTAAGAATGAGAAGGGTGAGAAATACACTCAGATTGTTCCAGCTCTTCAGAACCGTGCATTTGACATCATCAACAAGATGGTCGATATTATTGCATACATAAGAGAAATTTCTCTCGAAGACGGCGACAAAGTTATTCGTAAGCGTTTTATGTTTCTTCGTGATGAGGTCGGCGATAGATTCTTAGTTAAATCAAGATATCGTTATATTGCCCCTCGTATTCCACTCGACTACAACGCATTAGTTGAGGCTATATATAAGGCAATAGACGATGAGTGCGCTAATTCTGGCGGCGCAGCTACGGATGAACATAATCCATATACAACCTTAAATTTCGATGAACTAATGGAAGAAGCAAAGATGTTATGGGGCCAAGTTGTCCAAAACAACAAGGTCGGTGAGGCTTCAGCGATATTGGAGTCTGTCTTTGGAAAACCTAAGAAGTTTTCAGAAATCTTACCTGAAGAGGTTGATGGGCTCAATCAAGTTTTGATTGAGGTACGTGCTATACTTTGATTATTCGGGGAAGGATTAATTTCTTTCCTCTATTTTTGTAAGGAGGGGCCTAATGCTTGTAATTGATACTAATATTTTATTAGACTTCCCTCAGATTATTGAGGAAGAAACGGATGAACTTGTTATTGCTACAGATGTTCTTAAGGAGTTGGACGGGTTAAAGTTACATCAGAATTTTGATGTTTCCTACAAAGCTCGCCGCGCCGCCGTTATAATTTCTCATAACTTAGATAAGTTAATATGGGATTGCTCTCTTGAAAAAGAAAGATATGACAGTGTTGATGATAAGTTAATTGAAATTACGAAACGTAGAGATGCTATATTGGTTACTAATGATGTTTACCTAAAAGTAAAAGCAATAACAAAAGGCGTAAAGACTCAGGCTTATGGTAAGACAGAAGCCTATACAGGTGTCAAGGAAGTTCTTATAACACCAGAACACGATACAATGGTTGGTCAAATACTCGAAACTGGAGAGATACCAGATGAACTTGGAAAAGTTTATGAAAATCAGTTCGTCCTTTTTAAGGATGTAACCTCTCCATTTGTAAATAAACACGGCGAAACTGATTATGCTATTTATGATAGCTTCATTTGTAGCGGCGGATATTTACATCACTTATGTGAAGACTATGAGTTAAGAATTAAGAACGAGTGGTGCGACAAGCCCGACAAGGGAATTGGTCCTCGTAACCCAGAGCAGAAATGCTTATTCAATATTCTTAATGACAGAAACATTACCATTGTTTATGCTGGTGGTAAATTTGGAACGGGTAAAAGCTTTATTATGAATAACTTCGCTTTGCAAGAAGTGGAGAGAGGAAGAATAAAGAAAATTGTCTATGTTCCTAACAACTCATATACAGAGAATACTATTGACATCGGTGCTTTACCTGGCGAGCTACTTGATAAGGTAGCTGGACAAATCGGTCCGCTTGTAGACTTGGTTGGTATCGACAAAGTACAAGATATGATTACTCATAATCAGCTTGAGGTTGTCAATATGGGTTCTATCCGTGGTCGTAGTTTCAGCGATTCAATCATTATAGTGAATGAGGCTCAAAACTTAACAGAAGA